CTGATGGAGAAGTATGATAGCTATTTCTATGTGGAGCTATCCGATGATGCCACTAACAACTGGGGCGGTGGATTCAATTTCCAGATAATCAATCTCAATGATTGGACCTAGTATATTTTGTGTAATCTAATCCGTATGCGCCATGAAAAAGACATTTGCATTTTGGGTGTGCCTCCTCACATCGGTAGGTCTTTTCATTGGTGGATTCTTTGTTCCCCCGATGGGAGTCATCGATGGCTCTTTGCTAAAGGCTGTGGGCATGCTCCTAGGCTTTGCCACTTTGGGCCAGGCTCCCATACTTCTCGAATCACTGAAAAGTGCGAAATTCACCAAAGGAGACATGACTGTAGAGGTCACCAGAGGAAAGCACCATCATCCACAAATTGATGAACAATATGAGGAAAATCAAGGTCAAGAGAGTAGCTAGGAAAGACACCTACACTATTGGAAGAATCTTCTGTGATGACCGGAAGATGTGTGACTCCATCGAGGACAAAGACCGAGGCCTCTCTGACTCCATGACAGTGGAGCAGATCCAGAAGATCAAGGTCTATGGTGAGACAGCCATCCCCACCGGCACCTATGAGATCATCATGGGTGATTCTCCCAAGTTTCGGAATCGGGCCTGGTTTAAGAAGTATGGCATGGTGCCCAGGGTGCAGAATGTGAAGGGATTCCAGGGTGTGCTCATCCATCCTTTCAATACTGCAGGGGAGAGCTATGGCTGCATCGGACCTGGCCAGAATAAGGTAGTGGGCAAGGTGGTCAATAGCACTGCTGCCTACTACAAGCTCATGGATGAATTCTTCATGCCAGCCTACCGGTCCGGAGACACCATCCAGCTTATTGTGGAATGAGACGGATCCTCAGCATACTCCTCGCACTCCTCATCCTCCAAGGGTGTGGAGTGTGCCGACACTTCAAGCCAAAGGAAGAGACCAATGTGAGGGATTCCCTGGTGCTGCACATCAAGGACTCTGTGGCCATCCAGTATGTGCCGGTGGAAGTGCCGGTGCCGGTGGAAGTGATGAGAGAGATAGTCCCTGCCCAGGACTCCTCCCACCTGGAGACCAGTGTGGCCGAAAGCACTGCCTACATTGACTCTCTCGGCTTCCTTCATCACAGCTTGGAGAATAAGAAGGGCAGCACTGTCAGCACCACTGTGCCGGTGGAAGAGCACCACCACACCGAGGTGCAGCAGCAGACTCATGAGGAGGAGCACCATGAGAGCATCATCGAATACATTCCCAGAGAGCTTACATGGTGGCAGAAATTTTGGATAGGCTCCGGTAAGGTCCTCTGGGCCTTGCTTGCCGGAGCTCTGCTCTTCTTCCTGATCCGGCTCCTGATACGGATATACTTCAAGAGATAGATACCAATCTGTTTTGATATTATTGAATCGGTTTTGTGGAAGAGGCCTGCAGTGATGCAAGCCTCTTTTCGTATTCTTTCCCTCGCTAAAATGCTGCCTTCCTGTGCCGGATGGCATCATTGGCCTCCTCTATGTCATGTGGAGTGTAGATATCGGTCATCAGCAGGCTGTGGTGCCTTGCCTGATTCCTCACAGATAGGAGGTCAGTATTCTCCCTGATGAGGTCAGTGATGCCGGTATCCTTGAGGCTGTAGAATTTCCACTTCTCCGGCCACTGGAGAGGCTTCCTCACATAGTGGCTCCAGTAGTCAGTGAATTGCTTGGAGGAGTGGTGCTCCGGTCCAGGTTTTAGCGAGTGGGAGAATAAGTAGTCACTATCCGGATGGGAGAAGATATCCAGCTCGATCATGAGCTTGAGCACCACATCCGGCAGGGTGACTGTGCCATCCTTCCTATTCTTGGAGCTGTAGTCAGGGATGAAGATGGTGCCTCTCTTGATGGAGATGTGCTTGAGCTGGATGTAGCTCATCTCATTGGGCCGGATGAAGCAATAGTACAGGATATAGCAGGCCAGCAGGTAGTGCTTATTGGTCTCCAGGAGGTGGCTCCGGAGCTTGGCCATTGCATCCGGAGGCAGCACTGTGCGATTCTTCTTGCCGGATCTCTGGCCACCGAGTGTCTGCAGGCTGGCCGATGGATCATTCTCTACAAAGCTGTGGGATAGCAGCCACTTTGAGAAGGTCCTGAGCCATCCGACATAATTATCCCTGGTCCTGACCGAGAGGCCTTTGTCAAGCCACAGCCAGTCCACAAACCGGCCAAGGAGCCTGGAATCGAATTGGTACACATAGCGGATGGGAGAAGGCTGCTCCTCATTCCAGGCATTGAAGTTATCCAGGAAGGAGGTGTATCCCTTCCAGGTCTTGAGCCGGAGCACATCATCGGCCTTGCACCTGCTCAGGAAGCTCCGGTACTTATCGGTGACATCCTGCCAGGTGGCATACTGCTCCGGAGCAGCATACTGGATCCAGGGATTCCATCCTTGCTGGAGCTCCAGGATGATTCTCTCCAGGAGGTCATTGGCATACTTCCTCCTCTCGGAGACCTTGGTGAATTTCGGTGAGATGCGGATTCTCTTCCTTCTCAGTTTCCCGATGGCAGGATCAAAGGCATGGAAGGAGATGTACCAATAGCACTTGGCACAGGAGAGGTGTGGCATTGTGTAGGACCTGACAGAAGCAGGTAGGAGACCTTTACCGGTAGAAAGCATTTTTTTTTCTTTCGGGCCTGGGAAAGCTCGAAAGAAATGTGTCTCATTTGTGTCTCGGCTCCGAGTGGATTCAGCAGGGTAATTTACTGATATTGAATCACTTGGGCGGTGTTTTGTAGCGGGAGTGGGTTTCGCTTCCCAAGGTTTTGCTCTCATAACTCATTGAATATCAATAGTGACCGGAGCCAATTTTCGTGGCTCCTGTCTCAATTCTGTCTCAGAGACCGGCATCAAAAAACCTTTGCCAGAGCACTCTCAAGGGACTCTTTCAAGATGTACATCTTTCCGGATATCTTCACTCGGTGCTCATCATAGTCCACCATGCCATGCACCGTCTTTGTCTCAAAGAGCTTGACATCCTTCTTCCGAGCTCTGATGGTCTTTGCCTCCTGGCCATCATAGACATCCAATTCAATCCAATCTTCCATTGCTACTTGTTTAAGATTTCCAGATTGTGCTCACCGAAGATGAGCTTGAGCACCTGATCCTTCCGGTCCTTCTTCAGCTTTATCTGGAGGATGGCTTCCACCGGCTCCCCATCAGCCTGCTTCCGGTTATCCCCATAGGTGAGGATGTCAATCACCGAAATGGAAAGACCACTTGCCAGATTGGCAAGATGGTCCAAGGTGATGGTGGCCTGGCCGGAGAAGAGCTTTGATGCCGAGCTCTCTCCTGTGCCCATCATTTCTCCGATGGCAGCTTGAGTCAAGTGCCTATCATTCATTATTTTCCTGATTTTGTCCACTACCTGGTAGTAGAATTCGCTGTGCTCCTTTTTCATAGAACAAATTTAATGATTGGTAATCAGTGACTTACGATGAATCAGGAAAGAAACTTTCAAAAAAGTAAAGATTTTCTTTCCAAATTAGAAAGTTTCTTCCTATATTTGCACATCGGTTGGACAAATGATGGACAAAAGACCGATGCAAATATAACACTTAAAACCGATTCAATTATGAAACAAGGACCTTTTACTAGAGCAATCGAGCTCATCTCAGAGCACCATTCCTCACAGATTTCCATCAATCTCCCCAAGAATGACTTTGTGGGAGATCTTGGCAAAAATGACTGGACTATCCACATCAACAAGTGCAGTCATTCCGTAATAGCATCACTCATCAAGGAGGGATATATCCTTCACATGGGTGAGCAGGGCATCTCTGTGGACTACATTGGATAGGAGGGCCGGTCATGATAAGAGCAGGGAAATTCCTTAGCAGCCTCAAGGTGGGAGAGAGATTCACCATGCCATCCTCTCCCTTCCCTGAGCTGGTCTATACCAAGGGCCGGAAGAAGGTGGGATGTGACTACTACACCATCTATTGGGAATGGGAAGGTGAGAAGAAGAGCTCCATCATGAGAGGATGGAGATATTGCATACCTGTACCTGCCGAGGCACAAGAAGCATGATTGAAGGTGCTAGCATATTGGTCATTGAGACTCTCAAGAGGAGGCTCCATGAGCTGGAGAAGGACCTTACAGTGGGCAATTACTTTGACCGTATCGATGAGATAAACCGAATCAAGCAACAACTAAACACTTATAGCCATGACAATTATTAAGATTCTCTGCATCCTTGTGGCCATCCTCATTCTGGCTGGCTTTGTACTCTTTGCAGGCTTTGTCTGCTTCCTGATCCTGGAGAAGTATGGTGAGCTGGATGATGATGACATCTACCATGATGACATTCAGGACTGATTTCGGCCAGATGGATGTGGAGAGATCCGGTGAGGGCATGTACCTGGCCACTCTCCCTCCCTATGGCCATGAGCTCTATGTAGTGGCCTTCACCTATGAAGATGCAGTCAGGAAGGCCTGCGAGTTTTGGTATCACAGAAGGACTAAAAAACTAGAAAGAATATGACACAGAAAATTGAAAGAGTGGCTGGATGGTTTCTCATTCTCATAGCTCTGGCCACCATGTATCTCACCATCTGGGACTTCGACTGGAAGTGTGAGGGACTCTCATTTGTATTCATGCTTGTGTATCTCTTCTCCGGAGTGATGGGTGTGACTCTGCTCCTGGATGCTGGCCACAATCTGCCGGAGGAATTCTACCGAGAGGAGGCCTAGCCATGTGCACTGTCAAGGAATTCGGCCAGATGGTCATCGATATGAGAAGGTGGCAGAATGACTACTTCCGTACCAGGAGCAATTATGCTTTCACAAATGCAAGAGCTCTGGAAAGGAAGGTGGATGCTGTCCTTGAGGCCACTGATTTCTCATACTTTGAGAAGCAGCAGGCCTTCATTGACCGTCTGGTGGACCTTTCCGGATCCCTGATGCTTGCCTTCTCGGAGCTCCGGAGACAGGAGGGCGGTCTCTTTGCCGAGAAGGCCTCTCCGGAGGCCACTGAGGCACTTGAGCACTCCGATGTGACTATTTTATCATTGCAGCAATTAATCGACTTCCACAGGAAGAATAGAGGGTAATCATGGAGATTCGACCTATCACATTCAAAGAGGCATCTGCCTTTGTCAATGAGCATCACCGGCATCATCCTGCCAGCCAGGGATGCAAATTCTGTGTGAGTCTCTATGACATGGGCACTCTCATCGGAGTGGCCATTGCCGGAAGGCCGGTAGCAAGAAAGCTGGATGATGGCTTCACCTTGGAGATCACCAGGGTGTGCACTCTTGGCCACCGGAATGCCTGCTCTATGCTCTATGGCTCCTGCTGCCGGATTGCCAAGGCTATGGGATACCGGAAGGTCATCACTTACATCCTCTCCTCAGAGCTGGGCACATCTCTCAAGGCAAGCAATTTTGTGCTTGACTGCGAATCAGCAGGGAAGGAGCACTGGACCGGCATCCGGAATAGAGGCCAGCAGATTCCTGCAGAAATCAAGAAAAGATATATCAAAACCTTATAACTATCAATTTATGGAGAAAGAATTCGACTTCCGGTCTATCAAGACCATCAATGATGCCTGTGAGAAAACAGGTACAGACTTCGAGGCCTTCATGGCCATGATCGAGCCACTGCCGGAGCACATCCAGGCACTATGTGCTCTTACTCTCATCACCAAAGCTATTAATGATGGCTGGCAGTGGAAACTGGATGGAATTGGCAGGGCCTATTTCCCTTGGATATGCCTGTATCCTGATGCCATGAGAGACAAGATTGAGGACAGCAAGAGCCAGTCCCAGAGAGAGGACCTTATCCGATACACCAGACCGGATGGATCCTGCGGTCTCGCCTTTGCGGACTCGCCTAACGCCTGGTCGCGCTCGAATGCGAATATCGGCTCTCGCCTTGCCTGTAAATCCGATGAAGAGGCCACCTGGATAGCCACTCAATTCAAGGACCTTCTGGCATCATGGCTGCTCCCTATGGAGGACTGCCGGATAATTGAAAAGTACATCAAATAAAGATACCACCATGAAACTGAAACACACACAGAAAAAGAGTGCCAGAAGAGGGCCTTCAATCACCAGCAATCATCTCTATGCAATGTCTGTGGCGGAGAGACGGAAAATGGGCATTCATGCAGCAGATGCTGCCGAATACGATGAGAAGCATGGCATAGCCACAGCATCTCCAAGCAGGAGTAAGCTCCGGAGGGCATTCTCCAGGAGGCAATCATGACAGACAATTTCATCTTCCGGAGTGCAGTCAGATCGGCTCCACTCCGGAGGCTTCAAGAGAAGCTGGAGAAGCCTAGGCCGGTGGCCAAGACCTTTGTGGTATTCAAGACTGGAAACAAGACAAAAGTGATTTTGAAATGAGGACAATCAATTATTTCTACAAGCTCGATGCAGAGAAGAGCAGACTCATCATGGCTGCTATTGTGGCCGAGTGTGAGGTCTCTCCCTCTACTGCCTACAAGTGGATGGAGGGCACCAGGAAGCCTGGGGCCCAGGACCAGAAATTCATCCAGAGACAGGTCAAGAAGCACTTCAATGTGACTGTACCGAGAAAGGAGCTCTTTGCCTAGCTATGTATGCAGATATAGATAAGAATGGGCGAGTCTCCATCTTTGAGCTCACCGAGAGTGAGGTAGAATCTCTCTTGGAGGGCCTCAAGCACTACAAAGATTATTGTAACACTGCGACATCACTATTCTGTGACAGGGAGGATCTGTATTGGGATGGCCAGGTGATGGCGAAACTAATAGGACAGATAGAAAGTGTGATTCAGGAGGAGGAAAAATGAATCAAGACTACACAATAACAAAAGAGGATATCTGGCAGGCTACCGAGAATGGTAAGGCTGTCATCATCGATATCTATCCACAGTCGGAGGCCTGCTTTGCCTCCGGTGGCCGGAAGGGATTCAAGATCAGGCCGGATGATAAGAATCCTTCCTGTGCCGTATTCACAAATAAGGAAGGCATCTGGATGGTCCAGGATAAGGGTGGCTCCGACAATCAGGCCAGGACTGCCATCCAGCTTGTGATGAAGGAATACAATCTCACCTTTGGCCAGGCCATGACCTGGATTGCAGAGCACTATGCTCCACAGCTCCTGGATCAGAGGAAGGACTACAGGCCGGTGAAGCCGGAGGCCACCAAAGAATTCGTGGCAGCTCAGGATGAGGCCACCATCGAGATCCGGCCTTCTGGCAAGTTCACTGCTGCCGAGCTGGACCTGCTGGGATTCGAGATTACACAGGAGCTGTGTGATTCCTTCGGCCTCAAGCCACTGGACTCCTATACCAGAGCTGCCGATGGCCACAAGAATAGTGTGAGGTACTCTTCCAATGAGCACTTCCCGATGTACTACTTCGACTATGGCACATCCGGCAAGAAGGAAGAGGATGCCAAGCCTTGGGGAAAGATCTACCAGCCTCTGGGAGACCTTCGATTCATGTATCATGGCTCCAAGCCGGAGAATTTCTTCTTTGGGGACCTTGAATTCATCGATGAATACCACAAGGCCAAGGCCAATCCCGAATACAAGCGAAAGGTGGTGGAGATGGATGATGAGGGAGAGCCGGTGGAGAAGGAGACCAAGTGGGAGAATCTCATCATCTGCTCAGGGCCTTCTGATGCCATGAATGTGAGGAATGCTTCCAAGGCCTTCCTCCATCCGGATCATCCCACTGAGAAGAAGAATGACTACCATGTGTGCTGGCTCAATTCAGAGACTGCAGATCTCACCGAATACGAATTCTCCATTCTCCAGAGATTGGCCAAGAATATCTACATCCTCTATGACCTGGATGAGACCGGCATTGCCAATATGTACAAGATTGCTCTCCGGTACCTGGATATCCGGATCATCCAGCTTCCCTCCGAGCTGACCAGATTCAGGGACCGGAAGGGCAAGCCTTGCAAGGATGCCAAGGACTTCTTCCTCAAGTTCCGGAGACCGGAGAATCAGAGGCCTTTCCGGCTCTTTGATGACCTAGTAAAGCTGGCAGGCTCCCTTCGATTCTGGGAGGAGAAATACACCAAGACCGGCAGGGTGTATGATATCAACAATGAGCAGCTCTATGCCTTCCTCCAGGCATCAGGCTACTACCGGATTGCCACTTCCACCAATGCCAAAGGATACACCTTCTGCTTCATCAAGGACAATGTGGTGACTCTCATTGATGAGAATGCCATATCTGCCCATTGCTCCGGATATCTGCTGGAATACATCAAGACTCATCCGAAATACTACAATCAGCAACTGGCCAATACTGTCCACAGGTCCAATCAGATCCGGCTCTCCTCCCTGGAGAGGCTGGCCATCATCGAGCCTGACTTCAAGAGCTGGGGTGAGAGCTGTGACCACTTCTTCTTCCAGAATGGCATTTTCCGAGTCTCCAAGGATGGTATCCAGGCTGTCAAGCCTGCTGACTGCCCCTGCTCTGTGTATGCCTCTAAAATCCTCCCCAATGACTTCACTCCGATGGAGAAGCAGCCTGGCAAGATGCCATTCTTCGACATCGAATTGACCGATGAATATAAGCAGCTCCTGAGCCAGCTCAATGCTGCATCCCCCACTTCCCCCGAATACTCTTACTTGAAGAAGGAAATTGACACTTTGGGAGATTCAAAGCGGTATCGGCTGATCATCCACAGGGATGACCTTTCCTTCATGAAATACATCTACAACACCGGCAGGACCTACTGGAGAAAGGAGGAGATTGGCATCCCTCTGAATCCGGAAGAAGTGTCCGAGCATGAGCTGCACTTCATCAATAAGGTCATGGCTCTTGGATACCTGATGGACAAATACAAGGCCTCCGGCCAGCCTTATGCTGTATTCTGCATGGAGATGGAGCAGTCCGATGAGGGCACTCACCTTGGTGGTACCGGCAAGAGCCTCTATGCCTCCTCCCTGGAGAGGATCCGGAAGCAGCTCTTCATCGATGGCCAGAATCTGGATAGCAAGAAGGGAGACTTCCTCCTGCAAGGTGTGGAGAGAGGTGTCACTGACAATATCTTCCTGGATGACTTGAATCAGGCAGTGGATCTGCACAAGTTCATGCCGATGATCACCGGCAAGATGGTGGTGAATCCCAAGTATGTGGCTGCATTCACCATTGACTTCAAGGATAGTCCGAAGGTCATCTTCACATCCAATCATGCCATCAAGGGATTCGATGCTTCTCTCCGGAGAAGGACATGGTTTGCAGCCTTCAGTGACTACTACCATGCCGATGACATGCAGAGAGGTCTGAAGGAGAGGTCTCCATTCACCGAATTCAAGAAGAATCTCATCGAGGACTACACTCCTGAGGAGATGAATGCCTTCTACAATTTCATGTTCAACTGCCTGGCCGTATGGCAGAAGATTCGTACCAGGATCCAGCCACCTATGAAGGCCATCGAGAAGAGAATGATTCAGAGGGCACTGTCCGATGAATTCCTCTTCTGGGCAGAGGACTACTTTGATCCGGAGAAGAATCGGCTGGATACCTTGGTGGACCAGGATGTCACCTTCAATGACTACAAGGCCACCTTGAATCCGAAATTCGCCTCCATGATCAAGATGAAAACCTTCAAGCAGAAGCTCATCCAGTATTGCACCTACAAGGACTGGAAATTCAATCCTGAGAGGCTGCTGGCCACCGTCTCCGATAAGGAGTATAACCGTATCCACAAGAAGGTGAATGGTGAGGAGCACTACTACTTCTACATCGACACATCCGGAGAGTCAGATCCTGTGCCGGTGCCATCCCTGGGGAATGCCGAAAATACCATCTTCAATGAGGACAATGATGACATGCCCACCTTTGGCTACTAGGCCGAGTGTCGGAAGAATCTGTGAAAAATGGCTCCTGCCAGGGATGCCATTTTTCTTGGGCCGAATCCGGCAAGGTTTTGCTCTCGGTATATTTTTTCTCTTTTTTTGTGACACTCCGACACCGGAGAGAGAGAAAGTATTGATAGAGAAAGAGTTAAGCGGTGTCGGATTGCGGTGTCGGATTGGTGTCATTTGGTTTTCAGTGACACCGAGAGGTGGATGAAGTGTCAGATTGCCAAAATTTCCGACACCATTGATAATCAATGAATTAAGCCTTTCCGGTGTCGGATGGTGTCAGATTATAAAAATCAGTTCCGACACCGATTAACACTATGAGTATCAGCACTTTGACACTAGCGGTGTCGGAAGTGTCACACATTTTCAGAAAAAAAGTATTGTGAAATGGAAGAAAGCAGAAAATATCCATTTAGACTCGAAATCGGAGTATGGTGGAATGGTAAATCCAATCCGATATGGTGCTATGACAGGGTGCCGGATGGTATGGTCCAGGTGAAGAGCTTGAGAGAGCTCTGGGAAGGCAGGCACTTCCTCAGTGAATGCCTCCTAGGACCTGATAAGGGATGCTTCTATACCGGCATTGTGAGACCGGCTGTGATAGAGGCTCTGAAGGCCAGGCTCCAGCAAGGCATCCCTGTGTATGTCAGTATTTCAAAGTAGGACTCTTCTTAATTTTGCACAGATGAAAAAAGACAATCACAACACTGTAGATGTGAAGGTGGGCAGCTTCATCAGAAATTGGGTGGTATCCACCTATGACACAGACATTATTAAACTGGATAAGGACATGAATCTCTGGAGCATCATCAAGCAGAATCTTGATCTGCTCCCGAATGACTACCAGCCTCTCCAGGATCGGGAGGAGTATATCACCTTTGTGCTGCTGGCCGATGGCAAGGACACCTTGGCCTATGACTCCCAGAAGCAAAGGGAATACAGGGTGAATACACTCTATCGGTGTGCCATCTCTCAGAAGGGTGAGAATATCATCCGGAGATTCCTGACCAAGCAATTCAAGAATACCTTCCACAACTACATGAAGGGTGCTCTGAATAACAATGATGCCTTGAATATCACCGAGGCCATCACTGAATTCCTCACTGACTCCAATCAGGTGGTCACCGAGAAGGTGGTGAGCACTCTGTCGAAAGACTGGTACCGGTACCGGATGAAGTATCCGGATGAATTCAAGATACCAATCTTTTTTTAGTGGGTGTGGTGTCCTATGATTTTCGGCCTAAATGACTGAAAATAAAGTATTTTAAGTGGGTATGATGTCCTATAAAATTGGCTATATTATGATTCTGGGAATCCGAAAAATCGAGTATATTGACTCGGCCTATGTGAATGACTACAGCCAGGTGATCCCTGGCAGCAGCATCAATCTCTCCTCCTACCTGGTATCCGGCCATACTCTCTCACAGCTCCCCTTCACTCCGGAGACCGGAGATCTGCAGGAGAGCTGGGCCGATGATGATGCTGGGCAGCTCTCTAAGGTAACCTTTTCGGCCTCGATACGGAGGAATAAGGATTCGTACCGTACTATACTGCAGAGCCTGCTGGGCCGGAAGTGTGTGTGGGTGCTCACTCTGATATCCGGTGTGAAGTACATCATCGGCTCCAGGCAATTTGTGCCGAAATTTACCTATTCGGATGGTGTGTCAGGACTATCCAGCTCTGAATTCAGCATCAAGCTCGAAAATGAATCACTGCATGGCATTCTGCTCGATTCTGCCTCATAGGTAGTCCGAGCAGGCCATCATACAGTGGCTTAAATTTGCATTCACTATTAATTTGCAGGACTATGAATCTGTCTTTGTTCACCAAAAATCTCCGAGGTCCCTGGATGATCCATCCCCAGGAGGCAGCAGCAATGATGCCCCTGGTGCGTGGTGTCATTGCCGGTACTCACATCGAAGATATCGATGAAGCGGAGAAGAAGGCTGGGCAGAAGATCTCCTGTGCCGATTACTATGTAGGTAGCCAGCTCCAGGTGAATCCCTTCACCGATAAATCCGTCTATGTGGCCTTCATCGATGGCACCATGACCAAGTATGGCACCTGCTTCAGCTATGGCACCAGGGAGATTGCCGAAGAGCTTCTGAAGGCTGACCAGGATCCTGAGATTGTAGGCCATATCCTCTGTGTAGATTCCGGAGGTGGTGCTGCAGACTCGGTGCCTGAGATTGCCGATGCAATCCGGCAGCTCACCAAGCCTATTGTGGGATTCGTGGATGGCATGGCTGCTTCTGCTGCCATGTATGCCATATCCTACACCAGCAAGATCATTGCTCACCAGCCTACTGACCAGATCGGCTGTATTGGCACAATGGTCACCATCTCCGGCTGGCCGAAGCTCCGGAAGGACTCCGATGGCTATGTGGAGATGCGTATCTATGCAGACCAATCCGAGGAGAAGAATGCCGACTATGAGGCAGCTCTCGAAGGAGAGACCAAGCTCATCAGGGAGAATGTACTGAATCCTCTCTGTGAGATCTTCATCAGGGACATGAAGGAGAATCGGCCTTCTGCCACCGATGACCAGCTCAAGGGCCGGACCTACTTTGCCAAGGATGTGGTGGGGACACTGATTGATTCCATCGGCACTTTCGAGGATGCTATCAAGGCAGTCCTCGAATATGCCGAGCTTGCAGACAATAATTCTTCTTCACAGATGGGAAAATACAACAAACTCGAAAGCATACCGGAGCTCAATGAGCAAGTGTATGCTGAGGATGGCTCCACCATCCTCCAGGCCTGCCAGCTCGAAGCCATTGAGCAGGCACTCTCTACTCCTAGGGCCGAAGAGCAGGAGCTCCAGGCTCAGATGGACTCTCTCAAGCAGTCTCACCAGGAAGAGGTGGCCGGTCTCCAGCAGACCATCACCGAAAAGGATGAGACCATCTCCCAGAAGGATGCCAGGATTCAGGAGCTCGAAGGAGCACTGGAGGAAGCTGTGGCCAAGGCCAACGGTGAGAAGCCTGCATCCGTATTCCAGCCTGCAGACCAGGGTGATGCCGAAGCGGACTACAAGCCTGCCAAGACCTTTGCCGAGGCCGAAGAGGCCTGCAAAGCCTTCCTCAATCGTAAGTAACCAAAAAATCTTTTTTGCCGTATGAATCTCGAACAAGTTCTTGTAAACTCCGGTGCGAAGTTTCGCAAGGAGATCCTGGCCATGCCTGTTGTGGCTCTGGAAAAGACTCTCAAGCACATGACCATCCGCAAGGGTGTTCGTGGTGATGAGACTGTGGGCGGTTATGCTTCCGGTGCGGAGCTCCGGCCTTACAAATCCGATGGCAAGGGTGCTACCGACACCGGTGCATTCTTTGGCCGTACTCTGACCACCTACCTGGGTGATGTGGTAGAGGAATTCGATCCCTACCAGCTCTTCTCCACCGTTTATGGTGAATCCTTCAGCTCCCTGACTGACCGCAAGGAGGCAGACATTGTGCGTGACATGGCTCTGGCTATGGCCAAGCATGTCTCCAGCAAGCTGGGCAAGGCTCTCTTCGCTGCAGCTCGCACCACTCCTGCCGGAAGCACCACCATGACTCTCTTCGATGGCTTTGACACCATTGCTGCCAAGGAGATCTCCGATGGCAATCTGGCCATAGCTGCTGGCAACTATGGCGAATTCGATGCCATCACTGCTGCCAATGCCGGTGATGTGCTGAAGGCCATCTACTCCAATGCCTCCGATGAGCTCAAGGAGAGTGACAACCTGAAGATGTATGTCTCCCAGGCCATCCTCGATAAGTATGAGGAGTGGTGCCTCGCTACTCTCGGTGCTGTGGCCTACAATCAGACCTATGCCCAGAATGTGCTGCACTTCAATCGCAATGTCGAGATTGTGCCGATGGTCGGCCTGAAGGGCTCCAGCTACATCTACTTCTCCACCAAGGATAATATGCTGGTGGGCATGGACCAGCAGTCCGATGCCGAGAAGGCCAAGATCCGTGAATGCGACAATCCGAAGGCTCTCCAGTTCTTCATGTGCCTCTTCTGGGGTGTGCAGTTCCAGAGCATCAAGCCTGAATTCCTCTTCGTGGCCAAACTGAATGCTGCCTCCGATCCGGCTGTCACCGGTGATGCTCTCATCGATGGCCTGTCTGCCGAGGCTGGCAGTGTGAAGCGCACCTATGCCACTTCCGATGGCTCCGGTGTCACTGCTGCTGTGACCAGCGAGAATTCCTCCTGGCTGACCGTCTCTGTCTCCGGAAACAAGGTGACCTTCACTCGCACTGCCTATGCACATGGTGAAGGTGCAGATCCTCGTGTAGCCACTGTGCGTGTCTCTGCCAAGAGTGGTGCAGCCTACCTGGATGTGACTGTCAAGCAGGCAATGGCCGGCGAGTAGTCTCTGATCCCTAGAAATCCCATAGATTATGAATCTCGGAAATCTTGACTTCAAAATCGGTGGCATCAATCCCTCAGGGATTGGTGCTACCATCTATCGAATTGCCAAGAAGGACATCACTGCATGGCCTTCCATCGGCAATGATCCCGATGCCACCGAAGGCACTGTGGCTTCCCTTGCCAAGTACAATGGGAATTTCACTCTCGCCAATGGTGCCATCTGGGATAAGCTCTACTCCACTCAGGGAAAGGGCAAGGCCACTTTCGAGGTGACCGGTGAGGTGGACTGCAAGATGTACACCAATAAGGCTTCCCTCTCTTTCCCCGATCTCACTGCCGAAGCACTGGCCTTCTGCAAGGCTGCTGCCAATGGTGACTATGTATTCATTGTGAAGGCTGCAGGCCGTTTCCATGTCATCGGCTCCCCTGACTACAGGGCCACCATCTCTCCGACTGGTGACACCGGTGATGCTGCCGGATCTGCCAAGGGTGTGACCTTCGAGGTAGAATGCCCCGATGTGACTCCTCTGCCCATCTATGTGGGTACTCTGGCTGTCGAAGGTGGCTCCATCGACTGCTCCGATGGCAGTTTCACTCCCACTCCGGCTCCCGATCCGAATGCGGAATAGTGAATACTGAGATCCTATCCTATCTTCAAAGTGCAGAGCCAGATTTCAGTGCTGGCTTTGCACTTTTTTGCCGTTACAGCAGGAATGATGCTCTGAAGAATTGGATCTCCAGGAAGCTGGATATGCCAAAGCTCCTGTATGAGCTAGAGAAGCTCTCCAGGACCACAGTATCCATCAATCCCAAGGAATCCCTGGATGTGGCCAGATATGCCCAAAGCAGGCCTTCTCCGGAGCCTCCTGCACAGGATCCGGTGAGTGTGCCTGTCATAGAGCCTTCCATCTCCTTCAAGACCTTCGATGAGAGAAAGACCAGAAGGGCAGACCTTCCTGCCGAATTGCAGGCAGTGTATGATGAATGCGCCTCTGACTTCAAGCTCCGGAGAGGTCTCCATGAGAAGATGAAGATGGCCACCACCAATGCAGACAGGGCCATCTACCGGCAGAGAGTCATCGAGACCGATGCAAGGATTCGGGCCGGTTTTGCCGAGATAGATGACTATCTCACCAGGCAGGCCGAAGAGAAGGCCAAGGCCGATGACTTCAAGGAGAGCACAGCCAGGAGCTATGTCTCCAGAGCTCTCAAGAAGGCCAAGCTGACCGGTGCCCAGAAGGCCACTCTCAAGGCCAGGGTGCAGGCTCTCCAGGCTCATTGCTGTACACTGGATGCCAAGACCATCTCCAAACTCCAAGCACTAAAAATCCTTTAATTCACAATCACTATGGAAGTATCTGTCATTGACCTTATCAAGCAGATGACCTATGTCATCCCCAGCATCATTGCTGCCACTTGCACCATCACTGCTGCCATTCATGGCATCTTCAAGATTGAGAAGCCTTGGGTGAATCATCTCATCTCCTGGGTGATCTCCATCCTGTGTGCTCTCGGTTTCGTGGCCTTGAATGGCCTCACCTTCGGTCTCGGTGGCTGGGACTATGCCATCGGAGCTGTGTGTGGTCTCATCACCGGTGCTGCAGCCAATGGTGTGTATGATTGGGAAGCCATCAAGGCCTTCTTCGATGCCATCACCAATATCTTCACCAAGAAGTAGCCACTACCTAAGCCTCCAATAATTATTTGTCCCAAGTAGCCGGAGAAATCTGGCTACTTTTGTTTTGTGAATAGGTCAATTACCATATTGAAAGAAGAGGACTTGGAGAATATCCGGCATTGGGCCGAGCTGAGATTCTCCCTCTCTGAGATTGCCACCATGCTGATGGTAGATATCTCAGAGCTCAGGCTTGCACTCCAGAATCCAAAATCGGATATCTCCATTGCCTACAACTCCGGCAAGGTCTCCAGCCAGATCAAGAGGAGAGAAAAGCTCCTTGAGCTGGCCAATGCTGGGAATGAGTGGGCCATCAAGATCCTGGATGGCTATGAGGTCAAGCAGACCGAAGAAGAATTGATGCCATGAGAAGAGTAAACAGAGACAATGAGACACTGGACCTGATGGCCAGGAAGATGGAGAATGACTCCATTGTGCTCACTACCGGTCAGCAGGCTCACTTTGACCGGCTCAGAGATGCTTACACACACTGGCTCTCCAATCCACTGCTCTCCGATAACCGGATGAGAGACTACATGATGGCCACACATCATGTCTCCACCAATCAGGCCTACCGAGACATTGCTCTCCTGAAGCTGCTCTTTGGCTCTGTGGCTGTGGCCAATAAGGAGCAGATGAGATACAAGGCCAATTACCTGTATGATGCTGCTGCAGCAGCAGCTTTGGCCGGTAATGATGCCAAGGCCAAGGCTCTCACCAAGATTGCCGATGGCATTGTCAAGAATAACCGGCTGGATGAGGCCGAGGGTGAGGACTTCCCCTGGGAGGATATTGTGCCTGTGGACATGTCCCTCTCTGTGGATCCTTCGGTCATCGGCATTGATCCCATCCCCAATATCAGGGAGAAAGCTGCCAAGCTGCTGAAGCAGTACAGTGAGGAAATTGATGGACCGGCACCTATTCCCGATGAGCAGTAAGGAAAAATACCTGAATAGGGCCCAGCAGGAGGCTCTGGCCATAGCAGCTCACACAGAGATTGACATCTGTGGGAGAAGATTCGGTAAATCCTTCGGCATTGTCTCCCTCCGGATCAAGCGGAATGTGGAATTCATGCCAGGATCCACCGGATGCTTTGTGGCCAGCAGCTACAAGCAGGCTCACATGAGGACTCTTCCGGCAGCTCTCTCCGGCCTCTCCGAATTCGGCTGGATCGAGGGTGTGCACTATGTGGTGGGCAAGAGGCCTCCTGGCAGGCTAGGCTATGGCAAGCCAATCATTCCTCTCCAGAATTTCGATGATGTGGTCTCCTTCTACAATGGGGCCCAGATGGTCATTGTCTCCCAGGATGTGAGGATGAGCTCCAACTCCATGACATTCGATTGGGTGATAGGTGATGAGGCCAAGGGCCTGAATTTCGATAAGCTCAAGGATGAGACCTTCCCTGCCAATGGTGGTACCAGGAGATACTTCTCTGACTGCCCCTGGCACCATTCCATCCTCTTTGTCTCCGATATGCCGGTGCTCAAGAGTGGCCGGTGGCTGCTCAATTACCGAGAGAAGGCTACTCCTGACATCATCGAGACCATCAAGGGACTCCTGGTGCTGAGATGGCAGGTCAAGGCCTGGGAGGATGAGAAGAGACGGAAGGATGAGCTGGGCCGGATTGACTCCATGCTCTCCCAGCTCCGGAGGAAGGCTGTGCTCTACAGGGAGTGGTCCACCTTCGAGAATGTGGATGTGGTGGGCCTGGATTACATCCGGCAGATGAAGAGGGACCTTCCTCCCCTGGTATTCCAGACCAGCATCCTGAGCAAGAGGATAGAGAGGCTCAGGGATGGCTTCTATCCAAACTTCCGAGAGAATATCCACACCTATATCAACAACAACAATACTCCACTGCAGGACATGGGCCTGGGGAATCTGGAGGCCGGTACTGACTATGGCTGTCTCCTGGATGGTGATGTGGATCTGAAGGCTCCCATTGCCATAGCCTTCGACTTCAATGCCAATATCAACTGGATGGTGTGTGGCCAGAGGGATGGCATGAGGCTCAAGGTCATCAAGAGCTTCTATGTGAAGTATGAGAGGAAGCTGAGAGAGCTGGTGGATGACTTCTGCCACTACTACAGAGCTCACATCAGCAAGGAGGTGGTATTCTACTATGACACCACAGCCTTGGGCAGCAACTATGCAGTATCTGATAAGGACTTCAAGGCCATCATTGTGGAGCAGTTCAATAAGCATGGCTGGTATGTGGAAGAGCACTTCATCGGCAAGCCTCTCAAGCACACCGAGAAGTACACCATGATTGACCAGGGATTCACCGGTGCTGCCGGTCTGCTGCCGGTATTCAATAAGGAGAATAATGAGGCTCTGCTCATAGCCATCTCTATGGCAGAGGTCAGGATCACTGCTGGCCAGGGATGGCACAAGCACAAGGGCGGTGAGAAACTTATGGAGACCGAGGATGACCTTCTGGAGCACCGTACCGATGGCACAGATGCCTTTGATACACTCTACATCGGGAATTGCACCGATCCTTACAATATAGGCCTGATGGGTATCGGCTCTGCAATGTAGCTGGCCGAGAAAAAAAGTGTCAGGCATATATGGCGAATTCGATGAGGATTGCCGGTCCGGCCACAGGACAGGGCTTGGAAGAGGGAATCGCAAAACCTTCGACCTTCGGAAAAAATGTCCTATTCTCTTGATTGAATGTCAGATGGATGGATTCATCTTTGGCGGTATCCGGTGCTTGAATGTCCTAAATGCACCTAGGCCGGTAATGTAACTTTGTTTCCTACTATGATACATGCCTCAAGAATACATGAATTGGTGCAGCAGCTCCAGGTGTTTTCCATCAAGTGGGTGGCCACTGATGGAGAGCTGGTGAGTGTGGCCAGATGCCGGTGCACATCCTTTCATGGAGCCGGTGATACACTGAATATCCTCATCATTCCATCCGGAGAAGTGAGGACTGTGAATCGGAATACTATTGTGGAATTTAACGGAGAAGAAGTAATACTATGAGTATCAAATCATCTGCTGCTTTGTCCATCATTGATGGAGTGCAGCTCTTTCCAGAGATCCAGACCATCCTGATGACAGACTCATCGGATGCCTTCAAGGTGGAGAAGGACCTGCAGGCTGAGGTCATCGGGCCATACAAAGTGGCTCCCTGGGGACCGGATAACCTGCTTCCGAATCATGTGCTTGACCGAGTGGAGAAGGGTGACATTGTGGGTGCCAATCTTCGCTTCAATCGGGATGTGGCCTTCGGCCTTGGTCCCAAGCTGGTGAAGGCAGTGGAGAGGGATAAGTATGGCAGGGTGCTGGAATGGGCACCGGTGGAAGAAGGTCCCATCTTCGACTGGTTTGAGGCCAATGACATCCCCCTGTACATGCAGGAGCAGCTCACTGACATCACCTATTTCTACAATGCCTTCCCTGAGCTCATTCTCTCGGAGGACTTCAAGAGCATCCAGTACATCCGGCACAAGGAGGCTGTATTCAGCAGGTGGTCCATGATGACCAAGGATGGCCTGATCAACTGGCATTATTATGCCGATTGGGCCAATAATCCCACTCAGAAGGATATCACTGCCACATGGGTGCTTGATGAATTCGACACCATGAAGGACCTGCAGATCCAGGCAGCAAGGATGAAGAGCCGGAGATTCATCTTCCCTGTGTACATGCCTTCCCCTGGCAAGCCTTACTACTCCAGACCTGAATGGTACTCCATCTTCATGAGTGGATGGTATGACCACAGCACTATGGTGCCGGAGCTGAAGAAGGCCATCCTCAAGAATCAGCTTGGGGTGAAGTTTATCATCTATGTGGCCCAGGAATACTTCGACTTCATCTGCAGGCAGGAGGGAGTGGATCCTCACAACAGGGAGGAATACAAGAAGATTGTGGACCGAGAGAAGAAGGCCTTCAATGAATTCCTCTCCGGAGAGAAGAATGCCAATAAGGCCATCCTGGCCATGAAGCAGAAGATAGCCACTGCCTCCGGTACGATGGAGACCAAGTGGATTGAGATTGTGCCCATCGACAACAAGCTCCAGGGCGGTGAATACATCGATGACACCGAGAGCACTGCCAATATCATCTGCTATGCTATGGGTGTGCACTCCTCCCTCATCGGTGCCACTCCTGGCAAGAGCAGCTCCACTCTCGGAGGCACTCAGGCCAGAGAGCTCTACCTGATGAAGCAGGCCTGCATGAAGCCTATTGTGGACCGAGTGATGAGGCCTCTCCGAGTGGTCAAGGCCTTCAATAAGTGGGATAAGGATGTGTACATCAATGTGCCGGAATACATCTTCACCACACTTGACCAGAATAAATCCGGCAAGCAGGAATCAACTAACACTGAAGCATAAGCCATGATAGTATCTGGATACTCCGAGATGAAGCCTTTCCTCCCTGCAGTGGAGATGAAGAGTGCTTCCACCACCATCTTCGATGATGCACTTGAAGTGGCCCAGGATGACCTGGTGACCACCATCATCGGCACTGACCTTGAGGCTCTGCTGGAAGCAGCCAAGGCCACTCCCGACACACATGCCAAGCTCCGGAAGCTCTGCCAGCGAGTCATCTCCCAGCAGGCCTTCCTCAAGAGCATTCCGGATCTGGACCTGGTGCTCACTGATGCAGGCTTCGGTGTGGTCAGCAATGAAAAGACCACAATGGCCAGCAAGGACAGGGTGCAGAGCCTCACTACCAATATGAAGGCCAAGCTGGATGACAGCAAGGATGCTCTGGTGCTCTACCTGCTCAAGACCACTGCCTATGAATCCTGGAGAGGGACTGAGGAATTCGGAAGGATCTCCGATGGTCTCATCCTCACCTATGGGGAATTCAAGGATGTGGCTGTGCTGAACAATGTGACTGCCCAGGTCTATCCCCAGAGCTGGGGAGACTTCCTGAATCTCAATTCTGCTCTGAATGTGGCCTTGATGACCGATGTGGCCAGCTACATCTCCAAGGACTATGCTACCGAGCTGATTGAGAAGGTCAGGGATAAGGAGGTCATGATTCCCGATGAGAAGAAGGTGCTGAAGCTGGTGAAGATTGCCATCAGTGCCTTTGCTCTGGGAGACACTGCCACCGGCCTGGAGCAGACTCTCAAGGCTGTGGCATTCATGAAGGAGCATCCTACCGAATTCCCTACCTTCATCGATTCTCCGGAGGCCAATGCACTGGACCTGAAGCACAGTGATACACCTATATTCTCAATGCTATAATGAAAAGATTCTTTCAAGCCATCAAGCAATTCTTCACTCTCCGATTCAAGAAGGGTGAGAGACTGGATCTGGTATATCCCATCTCTTGGGAGACCATGAGCCAGGAAGATTTCCGGAATGTGTGCACCATCCTCTCCCAGCCTCATGGCCGGAAGGAGACTCTCTTCCTGTGCCTGTGTGCACTGGCTCACATCCGGCCTGACAATCCCATCAAGTATGATCCGAGAGCCATCAAGGATAACCTGGTATTTCTCATCGGAGGCAAGAGCTATGTCATCACTCCAAAGGTCATCCAGGAGAGCTGCAGCCAGCTTGAATACATCCTCGATGATGTGGGCCTGGCTCCCTGCCCACTCCCCAAGGTGGACCGGAAGATCTTCGGCTTGAGCTTCGAGAAATACTATGAGGCCGATGCCTACATGCTCCAGTATGCTGCCGATGAGGGCAAGAATGAGAAGTGGCTCAAGGAGACTTCCAAGGTGCTCACCGATGGCCGAGTCAGGAAGCTGCTGGACTGGCAGAAGAAGGGCCTGGTAATCTGGTGGAATGGTGTGAAGAAGTACATGATGCAGAAGTATCCCTATGTGCTCCAGGAGGGCCAGTCCATCTCTGACCGTACTCAGACCGATATCCTGTATGACTTGCTGGAGGTCATGAATGACCACAAGCCTCAGGAGAATGAGAAGATCCTGAAGAGTGATGTGCACTCGGTATTCTACACACTGAATCATATCTACTACGAAAATGCTCACAAGTAACTATCTGCTTTCCTCTTTTTCCTCCCTCAAGGGATTCGATTCCCCAGCCAATCAGATTCTCCAGGGCAATGGCTATGATGGTATCATAGATGTCCTGGAGAATATGAGAGGTGTGGTCTATCCCTGTGTGATTCTTGAGACCGGCAGCTCCGGCTCAGTCCAGGTCATTGAAGGGCCTGTGGACACCTACACTCAATCTCTTTGGGTGATGGGTGCTCTGGGCCGAGGAGAGGATGAATCCAAGCTCTTCAAGGACATGAAGGATCTTGCCATGAAACTCTTTGCCAAGCTGCTGCAGGATAAGGCAGAGGGTGGCCATCCGGAAGTGGAAGAGCTGGATCACCAGAGATTCACCTATATGCCCAGGTATGGAGGGCCCAATGCCAGAGGCTATGAGCTGGTGCTCACCTTCAGGGAGAATAAATCCCTGCTCCTTACCGATAAGGACTTCAAGCCGGTCCCTCCGGCACAGCAAGGAGAGTAACCGATGGCCGAGAGCAGCTCATACAAGCAGATGGCCGAGAGGTGGGCCGAGATTGTCATAGAGAGATGGATCCGGAAGATCCAGGTGCTTGACATCGGCTCCACCGGTGAGCTGCTTAAATCCCTGCAGTCTCATGTCACCTTGGATGCCAAGGGAGATCCGGCCAAGATCACCTTCACCTACCTGTACTATGGCATCTTCACTGACATGGGTGTGGGTAAGGATGTGAAGATTGGAGAGGCTGGCCGAGGCAATAACCGAAGGAAGAAGCCTTGGTATTCTTCCGTATTCGAGAATGAGGTGGCCACTCTTGGCAGGCTGATGGCCGAGAGGTATGGCTATGATGCAGCCACTCTTCCTCTCAGAGCTTTCCAGGGAATGACTCACAGAGGCTACAATGATGCAGCATACTATGAACTCTTAAAGAAGAAATAATGGCGAATACTGTCTATACCGAGAGTGTAGTCACTCTCAATGGCACTCAGGCTGAAGCCACCTTGAATGCTCTGAAATCTTCTGCCGATGACCTTCGGAAGAAGATGATTGAGGCTACTAAGGTTGGTGACACCGAATCTGCTGCCAAGTACCAGAAGCAGCTTGACCAGATCAATAAGGCCATGAAGGGCATCAAGCAGGAGACCAAGGATTACTCCGAGCTGATGAAGAATCTGAATGGTGCCAATCTGAATACTCTGGCCAAGGCCTATTCCAATCTGAATAAGCAGATCAAGAATCTCACTCCTGGCACCGATGAATTCATCAAGAAGAGCCAGCAGCTCAAGCAAGTGAAGGCCAGGATGGATGAGATCCAGCAGGGCATCAGAGGCAATCACAAGACTCTTGACTCCCTGAAGGGCCTGCTTCCCAAGCTGGGCCTTGCCACCTTCTTTGCTGCTGCCGGTAAGGCTGTGATTCAATTCGGCAAGGATGCCATCTCTCAGACACAGCTCATCGGTGACCGGTGGGGCCAATTCACTCATGGCATGAAGAGTGCCTACAATTCCTTTGTGGCAGACCTTTCCTCCGGCAAGGGATGGAAGGAACTCATCCAGAATATGAGGGACTCCTACAATGTGGGCAAGCAGGTGGAAGCCATGCTGGATGAGCTCTTCGAGAGGCAGAATTCCCTCACTCTCACAGAGGCCGAATACAATGTGGAGATTGAGAAGAATAAGCAGATCATGAAGGACCAGACCAAGACTGCAGAGGAGAGGCTTGCTGCCTCCAATGAGGTCTTGAGACTGGAGAGAGAGCTGGCCGAGGAGAAGAAGAGCATTGCCCAGCAGGAGGCCGATGCCTACAAGATGGAGCTCCAGCAGAGGACCAAGCTCACCGATGCCGAGATGGAGGCCTTCATCGAGGAATACAATCAGAATCGGGACCTGATCCAGCAGGCTACCGATTATCAGACTGAATATGACAGGCTTCAGCAGAGTGTGGAAAGATGGCATACTGCACTGATGACATCGGATGATGCACTCACAGATGAGCTCACTCAGAATCAGTATGACCTTGCAGTAGAGGCCTTCAATGCTTTCAAGGAAGGAGCTGACCAGACAGTAGCCTATTGGGCCGATGTCATCAATCGATACAATCTCGGCAATGATGAGATGGTATCCAACTATGTGCAGGCTCTGGCCAAGCAGAAGAATGCCGAGGCCGATTACTACCGGAGCACATCCAGGACTGCCAGCACCAATTCCTCCCTCCGGAAGCAGATCCGGCAGGAGCAGGCCAAGGCTGCTGAGGATGCCTTCAAGAAAGAGGTGGATGCCTCTGACCGGCAC